TGGTTATTAAATAATTGTTATGAAGAAAGTACACCATTCTTTTTATATGAAACATGTAAAAAGGGAGTTTATTTAGATTCTTTAAAATCAATGTACGATAAAGATGTACAAGAAACATATGAACTTAAATCATTCTTTAGTAATACGCCAGGTTCAGCAGAATACTTCGATGAGATAAGAACTAGAATTATAAAATTTTCATCACCAATTAATTATTCTCAATTTTCAAATATTAAAAAAGGTGTATATGGTTCTGAGTTTGAAGCGATTGATATATTTAATAAAAAATTTATACAGAACGATTATCGATATAGTGATAATACAAAGTTAAATAAATTTCAACCATTCTCAAATAACGATAAAGTTGGTGAATTAAATTTAAATCAAATTACTCAAGGTAGAACTTTCCATGTTAATTTAAATCCAGGAGCCTTTGAACAAAGTAATATTCATCAACCATTGGATAATACCATAATGAAAGGTGAAGCGTATTATAACGCAATGTCAACTAACGTAATGAAAATGCAAATACTTGGAAACTTTGGTTTAGAAGTTGGTAATAAAATTAGAGTTGATATTAGTAAAGCATCATCAGCTGCAGCACTTGATGAATCAAATATGTTTGATAAGTATTTAGGTGGTGATTATATAATACAAAAAATAGAAAGTAATTTTGAACAAAAATTTATACAATCAATTACGCTAGTAAGAGATTCGGTTGGTGTAGATATTGATAGTAAAGACCCATCAGAGGCAGATCGAAATGAATAGACAAGATGAATATATAGGAAATCCTTTTCACTGGTTTATAGGTGAGGTATTAGATATAGATGATACTGTATTACACTCAAGAGTAAAAGTCAGAGCGTATGGATATTATGATAAAACTGTACCAAAGGAAAAATTACCTTGGGCAACTGTATTATTACCAAACACTTCAGCCTCAAAGGCAGGTGTAGGAAGTACACATGGATTATTAGTTGGTTCATGGGTAGTTGGATTTTTTAGAGATGGTTATAGTGCTCAAGACCCAGTTATTATAGGTTCAATACCAACTCAAACAGATGGTGTAAAGGATGTACCTACAGACGATATCAAAAAGAAAACTCATGTGACTGAATCAGGACATACAGTTATATTTGATGATACACCTGGTAATATTCAAATAGTACATCAAGCAGGCTCAAGTATTACAATGGATAAAGATGGTGGAATTACTATAGTATCTAAACCAGGACAAAAAACAAAAATAGTGTAATGTCAGAAATAAAAGTAGAAATACCACCTTTGGAATGCCCAGCGGTATTATTGCCTCAACCTAAAAATCTTATGGATTTTTTTGGTAAGTTAGCTACTGAAGCTGAAAAGGCTGCACTTTCAGAAATAGAAGATTTAAAAAAACAAGGAGAAGAACTTAAAAAGATTTTAGATAGTGTAAGAAGTATATTAAGTCCTTACGATCCAGATTTTAAAGCGATTAGTATACCCGAACAAGAATTTAAAATTATGATACAAAGGTTGATTGAAGAGTTTCATATATATGTACCAACCAAAATATTAGAATTAATCAATAGTATATTTCCTATTAGTTTAACAATGACTATTCCAGGTTTAGGAATTAGTGTTGATATTTTAAAGATTGCAACAGATAGAGAATATCTAAAAGAATTAGCAAAAGAAATCAGTGGATACGGTGCTGGTATTGAAGCTCAAATTGCAGCTTTGAGAGCAGCAAACCCTGACATGTCAGCTATAGAATTAAATAAACTTATATTAGAATTAAGAAATAGTAAAATAGATTCATTATATAAACTATTACCTGATGAGTATAAACAATTTGGTGGTGAGTTTGGATTAGAAAATGCTGAATTAAAAGCAAAACAAGTAATGGATTATATAAAGAATGAAGTCACTAAATTTATGAATGGTGAATTGTTTACTGGATTTGGTGGATTGATTGGTAAGTTTGATGATATATGGGACGCTTTAGGTTTACCATCATTACCAATTCCTCTTACATTAGATATAGAAGGAATGATTAAAGCAATTATAGATGCAGAGAAAGCAAAATTTGTAGCTGAGTTAGAATCATTGGAAGGACTTTTAACAGGTCAAGATTTAATAGATGCTCGTAATAAAGCAATGGAAAAATATACAAAGGGTGTTCTTGATGGATTAAACGCTTTATCAGTATTTGGATTTAGTGTAGTAGATTTATTAGGTGGTGAAATTGATGATAATGTAGTTAACCTTGAATTTCAAATAGCAAGGATTACTCAGAAGTTAAAAGAATTTAAAGAAAATTGGCAAACCTTTTTATTAAAAGAATGGATGAATAAGGTCACATCATTTTTTGATAAAATAGGATTAGGTGCTTTAACACAATGGATTACATTTGATTTTTGTATGTTTATGTCATTAATAGGTATACCAAAAACAATAGATTTAAGTGGGTTCAGCGGAATTACACAAAAAAGTAACGAATTTACTTCGGCTCTAGGTGGTCAAAGTATAGTTCCACCTGTATAAATAGTTATATGAGTAATTTAACGGCAGAGCAGCAAGAAATAAGAGTAAATTCTCTCTTAAAAACTGATGATGGATTATCTGGATCTGATAAAAGTATAAAGGATGGCACTAGTCCATCTATAGTAGTTGCTAAGAAAAAACAATATAGAGATTTAGATTTATCTTTAGCAATACATCCTATAAGAAAAGATATAATACCTTTAGTTGATGATAGAGCAATTGCTAACGCAATTAAAAATTTACTAATATCAAACTTTAATGAAAGGCCGTTTCAACCCACAACAGGTGCAAACCTAAGAGGTAGATTATTTGAGCCAAACGATGCAATTACACGTATTGGTTTAAGAAATGATATTAGAAGGTGTATACAAAATAACGAACCAAGAGTAAGCGTAAACGGTATTAATATACAAGATGATATCGATAGGAATTCATATAAAATAACTGTGTTTTTTCTAATTAAAGAATTTGATACACAAGAAAGCATAGATATAGAACTAAGAAGGTTAAGATAAAATGGCAACAAATTTAAACGTCACAGAACTAGATTTCGACTTAATAAAAGATAACTTAAAAAGTTTTTTAAAGCAACAATCAGAATTTAATGATTATGATTTTGATGGCTCAGGATTAAATATTCTATTAGATGTACTGGCTTATAATACTCATTATAACGCTATGAATGCTCACTTTAGTTTAAACGAAGCTTTTTTAGACTCAGCTCAAATAAGAGGTAATGTAGTCACAAGAGCTAAACTATTAGGATACGTTCCACGTTCTGTTTTATCACCAAGAGCTGTAGTAAATATAGTTGCAAATGCTGGTAGTGGTACAAATCCAACAACACTTACTTTGCCAAGAGGTACTAAATTAAATACTAAATTAGATGGTATTGAGTTCCAATATGTAGTACTCAATGACCATACAGCAACTTTAGTTGGTACTAAATATACATTCCCTGACGTCAGAATTGTTGAAGGTTCATTAAGAGAATTAAAATACAGAGTTGATAATGATATAGAGAATCAGAAATTTCAACTCAGTGATAAAGACGCAGATACAAGCTCCCTACGCGTACGTGTACAGGAATCACAAGGAGCGGGTTCAGGTGGATTTGAAATATATACTCAATTTGAATCTTTAAAAGATGTTGATGAAAATACTAAAGTTTATTTCTTACAAGAAAATCCATCAGGATTCTTTGAAATATATTTTGGAGATGGTGTCACTGGTTATAAACCTATTAATGATAATATTGTCACAATTGATTATGTTAAAACAAAAGGTAAAGAATCAAATGGTGCTAGTCAATTCTTTATGGTTGACCAAGTTAGTGGTAAAGTAGCAGATAATGAACCAACAGTTGTATCAAACGCAGCTGGTGGAGCAGACCAAGAAACATCTGAATCAATAAGATTCAATGCACCACTTACTTATATTGCTCAGGATAGAGCAGTCACAGCTCAAGATTACGCAGCTATTATTAAAAAGAATTTTAGTAATATAGATTCTATTGCAACTTGGGGTGGTGAAGACCAAACAATACCAGATTTTGGTAAAGCTTATGTGGCAGTAAAACCTCTATTAGCTGAAAAATTAACTGAGGATGAAAAGACAGAAATAAAAGGTGCTATATTAAAAGGTAAGAATGTAGTATCAATAACACCTGAGATTGTTGACCCATCATTTACAAGATTAGAACTAGATGTATTCTTTAAATATAATCCTAACTTAACAGATAGAACCGCAGTTGAACTTACAACTGTTGTAAGAGATACTATTAGTGATTTTAATTTTAATAACTTAAATAAATTTGATGGTGTATTTAGGCATTCACAATTAACAAATGAAATTGATAATTCAGACCCATCCATTCTTAATAGTACAATACGACCAAGAATGTTTCAAAACTTTACACCACTTACTGATACAGACGGGAATATAATAACTCAAAACCATACACTTACTTTTGCTGGTAAATTTTTAGATAGAGGTAGTTCAGCTAAAATGTTATTATCATCTTCACCATTTAAACTTAATGGGTCAGATACTAGTGACCATTTCTTTGGAGATATAGCAATTGATAATGATTCAACAAAAAGAACTGTAATAGTTTATAAAGTATCTGATGGTAAAAACGTAAGTGTGATAGCAGATGCTGGTTTAATAGATATAGCAAATGGTATAATTACGTTAAATAATTTCTTACCAACAACAAATTCACCTATTAGAGTTTCAGTTATACCTGATTCTTTAGACATTGCACCTAAAAGAGAACAACTATTAGATATAGAACAGGATAGAGTTGAGATAACACCAGAGATTGATACTATCGCAACAGCAGGTTCAAGTGGAAGTATAACATATACAACAACATCAAGACTTAAAGACTAATGGCAAAAACAAATCTAACACCTGGAGTTATAGAACTAGATGATTCAACTTTAGTTGATACTAAAGAACATATTCGTTTAGACCAAATTATACCTTCAGAGATTTTACATAATAAAACAAAACTAAGAGAGTTCTTAGAAGCTTATTATACTTTCATGAACATGGAAGAGTTTATATATCAAGAAACAAAAGTTTTTGAAGATATAGTTTTAGATAATGTCGCTAGATTTAGAGTACAAGATTCAACAAGAAATAATGAGTTCTTTGTAGATTCCGGAGCGGGTAATTCTGCATTAGTACTTAAATCACCAACAGGTAAAACACCAGCTAAATTTATTTTT